CCTTGCTGACAGTAAAGCCACGGGCTTCGAGTTCTTTACGAAGTTCTTCGTCGGAAGCGTCTGCCAGTGCTGCACTGCCTTCGCTTTCCATCTCGCCCATGTCCATTTCTTCAGCCGGCTCTTCTTCGCCTTCAGCTTCTACTTTGGCACCGGGAAGTTCAAGCTCCAGGTCCATTTCGTCCATCTCAAGCATCGGGTCTTTAGCAGACTTCGGTGCTGGCATCTTCATGCCCTTCAGTTTCTTCATCGCCATGTTCTAATATCCCTATGTTAGAATTTAATCATATCGGCCAGACGGGTTACTAGGTAACCTGCCGTTGCGATTATAATGGAGAGTCCGATAGCCAGGCCACCCTTGACCCATAGAATATCGGTTTCAGCACGAGTAGTACGACTGCCGAGGACATCGAGCTTGGTGTCGATGCGGTCTACCTTAGCCTCGATACGTTCAAGATGTTTGTCAGTAGTATTGCTCATTGAACTATACCAATCCCAGATAAATAGCCGAAGCTATTAGAAAATCTATACCTGAGTGCATTTTAACAGGTTCACTGGAGTCAGGCAACCAGTCTTTAGGGTTTATCTTAGGGTCACGAGACCAGATGTAGTCGGTGTCGTAGTTCTTTGTGGTAGGCAGGCTGTCGATTGGAAATAAGGATTCGTCCATAAGTACTGATAAGCACTCATTATTTCTGCCTAGCATGGCGGAGAATAGGGCATTCCTGGGATTATTAGCAGCCAGTTTCTCCAGCAGTTTCATGGAGATAGGATTGATGCCACCCTCTATCCTGGCCAGTAGGAGAATGGAAATGGATTGCAGGTGGGCCTGGTAGGTCTTAAGGGGCGTCAGATGATTGGTAGCCAGCAGCAGTCTTCCCAGAATGCCGGGCCTGCGTCCCTTCTTACTCAGGAGCCAGAAGTAATAGAGAAGGTTGGGGGAGATGAGGGTACGACTAATTAGTTTCCAGGGCCTACCGATATTGCCTCCCCGTAGCAAGGCACGACGAAAGGTCCTCTGAGCTACGCCGTGAGCATTATATACAGAACACCAAAAGGCTAGCCCTATCATCATGTCCTTACTGATATCTGATGCACTGCGCTCAGGATAGCAGTCGTGACTAGGGGAACGGAACCACTGTCCAGGTTCTCCCTCAAAGGAAGTAATACGGGCGTTGGAGCAGGCACCTGCAGCCTGTCCAAGTGCTGTGAATAGGAGGCCGTCACAGCCGGGCATCTCCTGGGTGCAGTGTGCCCGGTAGAAGAGGTACTTGTCTACCAGCGCATGGGAATCAGAATAGGAGGGGCGACCCGGTCTTTCTACCAGGCCGCCGCCGGTTAGTATGTATCTAATGATAGATAGCATAGTGATTAATATACATTAGCCAATTCTGGTCGCAATCCAACGAGATTTATTTCTTACTGAACCAGTAAATGTTCCTGATGTTCTAATTGTAAAAATAGTTAAAGAGCTTGCTTCAGAACATAGTGCTCTTAATTTATATGTTGTTGATGTTGAAATTGTGACAACAGCAGAAACATAAAATCTATGAGAAACATCTTTACTTGCTGGGAGTTCGACTTCCATCAAACTTGCATCAAGTTCTGTGTTTGCACTATCAGCTAATTGAACGTGCCCGTAAGCTGGACCGGTTGGTCTTCCAACAGCACCAGACAATCGGCACTGTCCCGCGGCTTCGATTTTCCAGACGCCAGGAGTTAGGGTGATTGTTTGTGTAACATCAACGGCAGTATTTGCTGTTGTTGTTGAAGTATTGCTAGTAATGTCTACAGCAATTTGCTCACCAATATACCCAGCCGGTATTGCAGTCCCGTCACCTGAACCTTGAAGTAGTGCTTTTTGTGTCATTGTAAATTTCCTTCTTAGTACTTAATGATTCGGTTGCAGGACAAGTTGATAGGGCGAGTCTCGGATGCTGTGCGTGGACTACCGCTTGCATCGGTTATTGGAGAGCCAACTGTTAATCCAGTTGTAGCACTGTTTGTATTTGGTAGGTTATATGCAGTAGTATAATCACCCCATGAGTTAAAACTAGAACCAACCTGAACTCCACGAAGCTGCCCTGGCATTGAGTGACTATGAGAGGATTCAGAAACAGAGTGTCTGTGACCTTGCATAGCATCGGTTTGAGCGGCACCAAGAACTCTGCTTGTATCCCGACTAGCCGCGCCAGCAACCGTACCCATGTTATCCATATAACGGGCAAACCTGCCACGAAAGTCTGGAAGGTTAAATGTTGTACTACCATCACCTGCACCATAGGCAGTACCGATGGCTGCAAATAGGCCCGCATAAACTGTTCTGCTAACGGCGGCACCGTCACACATAATCCAACCGGAGGGAGCAGTCCCCCCAGCATAATCAATCATAACGCCAGCAGGGAGGGCCGCTATCGCGCCTGTAGCTCCAATTGCACTATTAGCCATTTGTGTTTTCCTCCTGTATTACAGGTTCTTCTTCCGCTTCTGGTTGAGAAGCAGTTTGTCTTTTTTCATTTTGATAAGCGTGGATGATTGCGAGTTGAGCCTCATCTAGAACTTCAACTTCACATTCTTCTGTAGCTATTTTGGCGAAACCGTCGTCACCTATAACGTGATGACCACTTTCACTCCACAAGTATTCGCCAGGTAGAATTTTAATTAGCATATTTGTTTCCAAAAGTTCGGTTCATGTTAGGCGATGCGGACTGCAACTAATGTTGCTCCGTTTCTAAACCATCCGCCAGAAAGCGCGGCGCACCAAGACTTTAGCCAATATTGTTGAGAAGCGGCTAGGGTAATAACTTGAGGAACAGTTTTTACATCAATTCGCTCATACGCCGCTGCTGATGTAATTGTAAATGGACCAGATTCACCAGTATAAGCATCAACCATACCCGTAGCATTGTTTCCAGATGCTGTGCTAAATCCTACGCGAATATACCTAATTGTGTTTGTAGTGCCATTTGGATAAAAACGAACCGTTCCATACAACAACCAAGTACCTGTAGTTAAGGTAATTGTATCACTTCCTGCGTGAACCCAAGTTCCGGCTGCTAAACCTGTATCGTTAGCGTTATAACTTATCGCAGAAATTGTCTCCCCAATATACCCAGCCGGAACCGCCGTACCAGTGGTGTCGCCGATGACGTTCCTTGCAGAAATGCTAAGTGGAAGCGTAGCTCCGACAGCAGCTACGTTAAGACCGTAATTAATGCTTGCAGAAGCAAAACCAGTCACGTTTGGCATAACACATTGAATAAGACCAGCGGAGGTTACGGTAATCTGGAAACCAACAGGAGGTACATCTCCGGTGGTCTGGTAACTGATGTTATAATCTGTTCCCGCGCCATTCTTTGCAAACTTGGCTGCTACAAAAAACTTAAGAGAAGTTGTTGCTGCAATTGCAACCCAGCCACTAAGCTCACCAGCTTCATACGCGGATACGCTTTGAACGGTGGTGGTCGCGTTATTTGCAAGGCTAATTTGCGTTCTGACGTTCGTGGCACCAATTAAGATGCCACGCTTAGGAGCAACGTACATAGTTGTCGCGCTGCTTGCTATACCAACCGGCAAACTAACCTGCCCCACAACACTAGGTTCAGTAATAGTAGTTGCACCGGCAGTTGAAGCAGACAAGAAATATACTTCACCTACTGTAAGGCTAGAAAGTCCAGATACTTCCCCGGAAAGGGTTAATTCAAATGTACTTGAATCAATGACCCTGCTAACCATACCAACTACTTCAGCAGTGTTTGCCGCATCAGCTTTTGCTTTAGCATAGGTAGAACCGTTCAGGTAAAGAATATCTCCGACAACAAATCCGTGAGAAGCCTGTGTTACTCGGTCAGTTGTTCCTCCGCCGCCAATCGAAGACCAACCACTCAGTTCGTTGTAACCTTCAAACACATCGTCTGTATCATTGTAGCGAACCATGCCTTTGAGTTGAGCAGCTGTACCAGATGGCCTTTCAGTAGTCGCATTACCAACCGGAAGCCGGAGTGCTCCTGTCAGGGCAGCAGTACTGCTAACGTTTTTATTAAGCAGAGTCTCAGCGGCATCTCTAGTAACTACTGTTCCACTTGACGGAAAAGTAGCGGTACTATTTACACCTGTACCACCCTGTCCTGTCGATAATGGAGTAGTCAAACCTGTAAGGGAAGTGATATCGCTGTTGGCACCGTTGGCTGCTTTTCCATTTAAGGCCGTCTGCAGGCCGCTAGTCTTAGCTATAGTGAGGTCGCCATCAGCAATATTCAACTTGGAGTAAGCAATAGCTGCAGCACTGTCTACGTTATTGTTGACAATCTTAGCACTGGTTACTGCGCCTGCTCCATCGCGAACAATAACTTTGTTAGCGTCTGTAGCACCAGTGGTCTTTAGGCTAGAGATACTAATATCAGTAATTGTGTTGTCATCACCGTCGATTGTTTTCCCTGTCAGTACCTGGCCGGGAGCATCTGTTGTCACCAGTGTTTTTGTGCCGCCGCCGGCAGCGGGCAACTGGAATGTTGTATCCGCGCTGGCTGTACTAGGCTCCACTGTGACAGCAAAACCAGACTTGCGGAGGACTACCTTCACAAGTTCTGTTATATTACCAAAAAGTTTCATTATTAGATTACCCTTTTTACAAGTACTGTAAGTCCTGCTCCGCTTGGGGCAGCACTGGCTGTAAGTGTTATTGTATTTACGTCAGTTCTTACTACACTGTCCAAAAGAACTGTTTCATAAGTTGTATTATCATATACTTCTACAAGTACATTTCTGCTATTAAGGTTATGTACTACTGCTTTAGTAGCTCCAAAAGTCCATGTATCAGAATAACCATTACCACCTAATGTAACAATATCAGACAGCGTAATTTTCTTCAAGGCGTTGCTGTCGGCACTGTCGGCAATAAGCAGGACATCTGCGCCAACTGCCCCTGATTTAACAGTAGCTTGAGTAGGGTCTACTCTAAGAATACCCAGTGCTTCAGTTAAACCCCCGGAACTATTAATGAATCCATCAGGTCTAACTGTCACTGATATTGTAGTGCCAGAAACATAGTCCATTTCAGCAGTAGCAGTATCAGCTACAATAGCACCGACTGCATCCTGAGCGCGGAGGGCGGTGTGATAGAGGTTAGTGCCCTCAGCTAAGTTGGTAGTAGTCTTCGTGGCCAGGTCATTATTAAAAAGAGTGCTACTGTAAAACTTATTTGTACTACCGGCAGTTAGTTCATCCGAGGAAAGTTGCCGGAAAGCGGGAGCTGCTGCATCCCCTGAAGCAGGGCCAGCAAATACCAGGTTAACTTCCTGGGTAGCCAGGGCCAGGGCTAGAGTTCCTGCTGTTGTAACAGGATTACCGCTGATTGTAAAAATATTAGGCACTGTCATATCTACACTAGTGACGGTACCTGTACCTACAAGGTCACTAAAAGAAAGATTGCCATTTCCATCAGTAACTAAAACGGCATTAGGATTACCGTCAGTGGCAGGTATCCTAAAGGTAACGTCAGCACCTACAACATCGTTCGCACCAGGGCCAACAAGTGCCGCACTGTCCGTAGGGCCATCGAGGCGGAGTCCCTGTTCAGTAGATACCAGCTGGTTGCCAAATACAGGTGATACTTTGCTTCCTGCAATAGCTGCTGCACTAGCTACCTCAGCATCAGTAATAGGAAGATTAAGAAGAAAGTTAGCAGCCCCCGTATTAATAGTCAGGGTCTGATTAGAAGTATTAGATGAGCGTACTGTCAGATAATTAGTGTTGTTATTTGCCAATACTTTAATTGGCCCATTTATCTCCATGTAGTCAATGGGTTGAGATAAAGAGCCAACTGTAACAATTCCGCCTGTTCCACTGCCACCTATAGAGGGGTCATTGGGGCGGATAGAGACACCCTCCTGAGACCGGACCACTGCGCTCTGACTACTATCAAGTTGGAAGATTGCGCCTATTTGGTCAATCTTTTCGAGATTATAGCGAGCGTCAGCGGTCAGGTTATCCGAGAGGCGGAGTTTAAGATTACGAGTAATCGTAGCCACGGAATCCCTTTCGGTCAGGGGGATAAAATATATTAGTCGATTGGTCCGCCCTTGAGGTCAGCCACTTCAGCTGCCAGACGGGCGATAGCTTCCTGAATAGATGCAGGGAGACCATCCCAGTCGCCTGCTGCTTGTCCGTCCAGTTGACCAAATTGTGCCGCAGCACGCTCCCGCTTATTAGGAAGTTGCTTGGTTACTGGAACTGTTTTATTAGCTTCTTTCGATGCCATGTTATTTCTGCCTTATAGAGTTGGGGGGTCAGACCAGCAGCTGTGGGGAAATAAAACTACTGGTCCGACCTGTGGTGGGGGGAACTATTAGATTGCGAAGTTCTTCAGCACTGCGATGGCTGCCGGGTGCTTACACACCAAGGTACCCATTGCTTGCATGAAGCTAACCACTGAACGCTGGTATCCGCCAGATGCCGGCTTCAAGTGGAACTCTGACATCTGATTGCCCATCGTAACTGGTTCGAAATCAGTCATGTAGGACTCAAGGACCTTCTGGCCACTCTTGGCTTCCGGCAGAGCGTAGATGAGTTTCTTATGAACGTATTCTGAAGTTACGCACTCCAGGCTGTCGTTCTGATGCTGGTAAACGAACTTACGAGCACCGCGAGTCGTGTCTTCAACGCTGTTGAAACGACGGTCAGTTTCCCGGCTTTCGATAAGGTTGTCCAGGGCTTCCGGTGCCATAACAAGCTGCTTCCAGCTGTATGCGGATTGGCCGACGTTCACCTTGACGTTCGACATAAGTTCTTGAATCTGGCTGACATCCAACGGGTTTCCGCTGGCATCAATGTGGGAACCTGCCGTAACGCCGCTCATCGTGATTCCGTGAACCACTCGTCCGTCAGCAGCTGCCAATGAAAGGAGGCCAGGAATAGCTTCGGTAACGCTACCGTAGTCGCCAGGAGAAGCGCGGTTCGGCTTAGTGGGCTGACCTGCGCGGTAGAGGAAGTCCCCTGAGGCCAGGTTAGTAGCGGCTGGAGAAGCATTGGTACCGTCAGCGGCCAGTGCCTGGAGAGTAACTTGGTCCAGTTTACGGCTACGGCTAACAACGCGGTAGAGGTTAGAAGCAGGAGATGCCGTATGGTTCCTAGCAGCACCACTTGCCTGGTTAGCGGAAAGGATGTCACCAAACTCAAAGAAACCAACGTGTCCAGGAGACGATGCGCTGGTCGAGAGTTGAATGGTAACAACGCCAGAAACCAACGAAACTTCAGAAGAAACTTCGCCAACAACGCCCGTGCCGTCACCGTAGAGGTCAGCAGCCATACGACGCTTCGAGGCAGAGGTCTTCGATTCGATTTCTTTAGCCAGCGGTTCAGCGTACTTGGAAGGCGACTTGCGGGCGCGGTCCCAAATGCTGTACTCAATCTCAATCGTGGAAGCAATCTCTTTGTAGATTGCGCTGCACTCTTGAGTGGTGATTTGCTGAGATGCCGGGAACAGACCAGCCGCTCCTGGGGCAACGTACTGAACAGCGGACGGGCCGAGCGAGGTCTGAATCAGGAAGTTCAGCTGACGACCATCTGGGTCAGAAACGCGAGCGCGTTTAATCATTTCCCAGTCACGGTAGTCGGTGGAAATTTGGTTACGAACGCCTTCAGAATATGCAATCTGGAGGAACTTACCAAGGTTTAGTGCTGTAACATTATCAATAGCCATTTGAAATACCTATAAAAAAGTTATTAAAGTTTAATTTTTCCGGTCATAAAATCTGTGAGTGCGGAGACCAGATTACCGCTCTTCATATCTGACTTAAACTTCTCCGCAGCCGGAGCAGTTTTTGGACTGTATCCCTTCATTGCCTTGGCAGCTGCCGCTTCTTGAGCTGCAACCTTTTTGCTGGCAATTACTTTTTGAGTCTTTTGCTCTGCCTGCTTGTTGATGATTTTACGGAAAGCATTTGATACTTCCCGGAATTCTTTTTCAACAACAGATGGAGAAAGTTCAAAATTTTCGGGGTATTGTTCAAGGCGTTTAAGTGCTTGGTCCCAGACAGCCTGGTCGAGTTGAGCCTCAATGACTTCATCGCCCAATTTTCCAGCAAACCGATGTTTGTCAAAGGCAGGGTGAACAAGCGATTCCAGTGCTTTCATACTGGATACTTCTTCTTTTTCCTGTGCCCTTTTCAAATTCTCCTCGACTTGCCGTGCCAACTTTTCACGCTCCCTGCGTTCCGTAGTCAGCCGTTCTTCAAGGTCCATGCGCTCCAGTTCAGACGGAGTAGCAGCTTCACGTGTTTTCAGACGCTGGAATTCCGATTGCAGATGACGCTCATAGGCATCGTCAGCACCGGCCAACAGATTGATAAGGCCACGAATTCCACCAGAAGAGAATGCGTCTTCTACGGCTTGCCAACTCTGCGCCAAGTCATTGTACTTGGGCTTTATATCAGAGAGTTCAGCAGTAGCCTTGTCACGTTCAACTTGATACTTCCGCATTCCTGCGGCCATTTGAACATATTTCTTGAGTTTCTCTCGGTCTTTCCAATCGACAGTAATTTTCTTGCGTCCGCTGTCGTCTGTAATGATAACATCTTCGATATCGGCTGCTGCTTGAGAAGTGACCTCAGCGGAGTCGGTGACGTTATCCAGGGCGGATGGCGAATCTACTGCAGATTCACTACCTTCAGATGCTCCTTCCAGCACACTATCTGCACTGGAATCATCAGCCGAAATAGGAGCTGATGAATTGCTCGATTCCCCATATACAGCGGCTTCTACGTTCTTGCCGGATTTTAGAGCCTCAATCGCGGCGTTCACTGGATTCGGAACAATGGGGTCTTTCAAAACTGTTGTCATACTTGTCCTCTTTTGCCGTCCAAGAATAGGATGGGCATTGGTGGGTACCGTCAGACCACGATGGTCAGATAGGTATTATGGTATAATGTACCTTAACATCATGGGAAAGTCAAGCCTGTTGCTTGGCACCCATCTGCATTACGTCAAGGGGACCGGCTGCGCCTGGTACAGCGGGAAGCGGGCCAGCGGGGCCACCGCCAGCGGCAGGCATACCTGGAGCACCGGCACCGGCCATTCCAGCAGCAGCCATCTGTTCACGCTCTTTAATATGGCGGTCGATAAGGGCTTGTTGCTCAGGAGGAAGATACTTATATTCTGTAGTCATTACATATTCATAGGAGTACTCCAGCATATTCTTATGGTCCTGGAGGTCTCTTGGAGCAATATAGATATCCTTAGCTAGCATCTCTTCAAAGAATTCTCTTTGCCTATCTGCAGCCAACTGTACCTTATCGTATAACCCTTCGAGTTCATTCAGCTTTATCATCTGAAGAATGGTACGGGTACTAATGCCAGCCTTTTCAAAAAGTGGCATCATATTAAGGACTTCGGTCCGTCGAGTTGTCGGGTCCAGAGAAAGGGAGGCACCGTATTCCACAGTCAAATCAAAGCCGCCATCAATATCGGCTCCCTTAATGTCAACTGCCTCAAATGCTTTCTCTTTTCCTAACACATGGATAACACGGCTTTCTTCCCAGTACTTACGAATAAGATTAAGGTAGAATCTATATACGCTCTCCGTCATCATTACGTACTTATTGAATAGGCGGTGTCTGATTAGGTTAGCCTGGTTAGTAGCGTACTGCATTAAGAAGCCGGATTGCTCCCTGCTCTGCTGTCCGAACATGGCCTCATTAACGCCTGCCATATCGTCAATTCCCTGCTTGGCCTGTTGAATAAGTTGTGGGAATGCGGCAGGAAGCGGCATCGGTTCCATGAAATGCGGTGGCTGAGTACCTGTAATTTTAATGATATCCCAAGGACTATTAGTGACTGCGCCGTCTGCAATCTCTGCTCCCTCAGGAAGAATCATCCTGGCCACACCGTGAGCATGGAGGTTGTCCAACATTACGTTAAACATCTTATTATAGGTTTCCTGAAGCGAGGTCTCGTAGGCGACGACGGCCCGGCCCCACACAGTTCCAGGAATATCTACATCAGTAAAGATATGATAAGGGAGGACAGCCTTGGCGGGGAGGGGCTTATCTGCTCCATCACCAAGTCCTTCAACTCCACGGTTTTTAGGCGGGCTGAAACGCATTGGGTTAGGCCCAACATCACTAAGGAGTTCAGCATTGCGGGTCATAAAGCAGAAGCGGCCAATCATGCCATTGTACGGCAGGCCCTTCTCCCAGTACTGATAAATTTCTACTACGTCGTAGCGTTTCTCATTTAAGTTTCTATTAGTGCCGTATTCAGTCCTGCGAGTTTCTTCAGTCAGACGGTACTTATCTAAAATTTCCTTATGCTGAGGAAACTTATACAGGGCTTCCTCATAAGGCATGTGAATTCTTTCGAAAACATATTTTATTTCGTCAATGCTTGTAGCGTCCGGGTCAATGTAAATATCCCAAGGAGAAGGTACCGTAAAGTCGATATCTCCTTCCATTGTAAGTTCGCCACTTGTCTCATCAAAGTCTACAATATCGCCCTTCTCAGGGTCCCAGATTGTTTTTACAATGCCGGTACCATAAATAAGGGTATTAAGAGAGGTTCTATCGAACGTCTCCTGCATCTGATACTTACGGATAGCGAATCTGATGAGCCTGTCAGCAGCGTCGGCCTTGCGTCGGTCAGATGGGTCGTTACTTGTCGGACGAGTGACTACTGTCGGAGGATTGGCGGAGAGCTGGGAGTGAATAAGTCTGGTATTCTTAAAAGCGTAATTGACGCCGACGTTAGGATTGCTGCCGTCAACGTCTGAAATACCTAGCTGGACTTCAGATTCAAAAGATACTGAGACATTAGGCTGTGATGGGCGACCTTTAGTATTGAAGACGGTACGCTCATTTTCTTCCCACTGATATTCAAATGTCTTTCTGGAATCTATGCAGAAAGCGAGCCTCTTATGCAGCTCTTGACTGGCCTGTTCAGGTGTCCAGATAACTATTTTAGCCATTATTATTCCCTCTGGTCCTTAAATCGAATTCCGTAATCATTGAATACTGCGGATAATTTTTCCATTATAGCGGAGTGTCTTTCGGTGTACGGATGCTGGTAGGAAATGTGGTGATAAACCTTCTGCAGAAATTCCACGGCCTGGTCCTTATTCACGTCAGCTTCCATACACTCCAACGCATATTGGATTTTATCATCTAATGACGGTGCCTTACAACATGTTTCTTCTGGACTGGGAGGAGCCTTGGAAGAGAGAATAGATATTTTTATTTTCACATTATCCTCCTACCCCTGGCTGCAATAACAACAAGTTGCGCCAGTTTTCTTTTTTCTTCTTGCGCTCTTTTTCTTTCTTTTCTAGCTGCCAGGAAAAGAAGAGCAGTGACAGGAAGTGCCAGATGAATAGCTACAATAAATTCTACCACCGACTTCTCCCTCTAGTTATTTTCCAATATTTACGATTATTTGAAGAAAGTTGTGCGGTAAGTTTAGTTTGTTTCTTACGCTCTTCGTTAGCCAGTCTAAGTTCCGCCTGCCAATTTGTACTCATGGGGATTCCTTCGTACCGGGGCATACAGTCCACGAAGTACTGTGCGCTATCGAGAAGGTGAAAGGAACTGCTGTTGACTATCTTGTTGGCAGCGGTCTCTGACCAGCGGCAGGTTTCAAATTCGTCAATAAGGTCAGTACACCAGCTGGCTATTTGTATCTTAGGTCCTATAGCGGATTGCAGGCCCTTGATAAGGTCTGCCTTTCTGTCATTTTTACGGTAGGGAGTCATGTAGGTGAGGCCCAGGGTAGCGGCTGTCGCGGCATACCAGGGGTTAGCGGAGTCGCAGATACGTCTGACTATGTTAATACCGGCAGTTCTCTTCTGGACTTCTTTAACAAGTTCAGATGGTACGAAAATACCGCTGATATAATCAGCCCGGATACAGTACCACATGCCAGTCGCTGGGTCTTCCGCCCAAATAGTGAAGCCGAACTTGCTTTTAGTAGCCGGGTCGCTCGATTCTACGTGACGCCAGCTAGGAGAGTAATTAGGAGGGTCCTTGACCATCATTTCGCGGTCAAAAAAATACACCATATCATCGCCTGTAAGCCAGTCTCCTGAAAGTACTGTATTCTTGTAGGCTTCTGAGTAGGTAGAAAGAGAGGACAGAATTTTTAACTTGTCCTCATCTGTATAGATTGGGTTATCGAACATCTTAAATTGATATTTCTTGGAATTAAATCCGTCTGAAGTATCAATAAGTCGCTGAATATCCCTGTTAATTTGTTTAGGAGTAAA